CCCGACAACACCTGGTGCTATTGTGAACGTCAAACCTGTTGCTCCTCAGCACATGGTCACCGTTGGTTACTGCACCAAGAAGTCTGGCGGCAATGGTGAGATCTTTGTCAAGGTGGACAACGGGTACGAGATTGATGAGTTGCACAACGTACTCATCACCAATCCTGTGCTGGCTGGCAGTTTGTTAATTTACGACGCAACCGTCGGAGTCTGGAAAAACGCACGGCTTACAGCTGGCACTAACGTCACCATCTCAAATGGTGACGGGTCAATAACCATTGCCGTTGCAGGTGCAGCACCTACTGGCGCAGCTGGAGGCGTGCTTTCTGGAACGTACCCGAATCCTGGGTTCGCCGTAGACGTGGCCACTCAAGCCGAGCTTGACGCAGCAATTGCCACGCGTGAGCCAACGATTGCGGCTGGCACGACTGCTCAATACTGGCGCGGCGACAAGACTTGGCAAGACCTGTTTACACAAGTCAGAGCGGCAACTCTAACTGGGTTATCTACCGTCACCAACGCAGTTATCACGGCCACTGACACCGTGCTGTTGGCGTTTGGTAAGTTGCAGAAGCAAATCAGCGACAACCTGACAACACTGACCACACATACCGGAGCGTCGAGTGGCGTCCATGGCGTTACGGGAAGCGTTGTAGGCACGACAGACACGCAGACCCTAACCAACAAGACACTGGCAGCTGCAGGCAGTAACCCTATCATTGGTGTCAATACGACAGTCAGTGCTGCGGCAACTTCTGGCGTAACAGGTGTTGTTCTGCAAGACGCGTCAGGCGGTCTTGTTCTCACTCGGGAGAAATACACAGCTAATACGGCAGAAACGAAGTTGTACAGCGAGCTTGGGTATAACTCAATGAAGCTGGGCATCACCATCTTTGCCCAATGGATTAAATTTCACACCAACAATGGCACTGAGCAAGGTCAGTTTGACAACAACGGATCGTTTATCCCGTACAAGCTGTTAGATCTTTCCACATCCACCGCTGGCCAGATCAAGTTTCCAGCAACACAAAACGCATCTAGCAATGCCAACACTCTTGACGACTACGAAGAGGGAAGTTGGACGCCACGCATTTCTGCTGACGGGCTTGGCACAACGACGTTCACGGCAACAACGGCCACGGGTAAGTACATCAAGATCGGCAGAAAAGTTGTTGCAACTTGCACATACGTGTACAGCAGTATCGGTTCTGTGGGTGGATCATTTGCGGTTCTTGACGGCCTGCCATTCACAATTGTTAATGACGGCGTGCGACCGTACACGCCTGTTTGGGTTGAACAGGCTGCGTTTGATACGCGCAACTTTTACGGTCTCCCAATTGAAGGCACAAATAAAATCTATTTCCGCTATAACAACGGCAACGGCAACCTGTACAACGGAGCACCATATATGGTGGGAGTAAACTTCCCGTCCTCCGGACAAGTTGAGTTTGTTGTGACCTACTTTTCAGACAACTAAAGGAACATCATGAGCATCGAAGAGCGCCAATTTATTGACAAGATCGAGATTATCGAGGACGGGTCCATCTTTGCACGTGAAGTCCACATCGTCATGAAAGACGGTGTTGAATTAGCACGAAACTTCAACCGCAGTTGTTTTGCTCCGGGGTCGGAAATCACAATTCAAGACAAGAGACTGTCAGATGTTGCCGCAATTGTGTGGAGCAAAGAAGTGGTTGACGCCTACAGCGCCGAGGAAGCTGCAAGGATTGAGGCAATGCGCCTAGAGGTAGAGAAAATTCAACAAGCATCTGAACAAGGAGAAATGAAATGACCGTGACAGTAAAAAACATCATCCCGCGCAAACAGGCAGAGAATGCACAAACTTCTCAGTACACTGCGCAAGACTGTAAAACCATCATTGACAAATTTACAGTGACGAACACAAGTGCTGCAAACGTACCGTTTAGCGTCAATCTTGTGGCAGCGGCGGGCGCCGCAGGTGTTTCAAACCTGGTGTTGAAAACACGTTCAATAGCACCAAACGAAACTTACACGTGCCCAGAACTTGTGGGTCAGGTTCTTGAGGCTGGCGGGTTTATCTCCACACTTGCTGGGGCCGCTACGGCATTGACTATCAGCGCGTCTGGTCGTGAAATAACCTGACGGTTTACAAGGTGGGTAGATGCGTGTTAGTATCTGCCCACCTGTGGTGCTAGATGCCACAGTAGCTGAGCCTAACGAGCAGCCAGCAGCTCATACCGCCCTGAAAAGGAGAGTTTGAATGCTGGTTGAAGCCAAACCCCACAGTATTGTGGATCCTGCCAAGATTGAGCAGGTTGAATCCCACCTCTTGGACCTGCCTCAAGTCGAGTGCCCAGTTGTCCATCACTTCGGCCCGGGTATCTACATCCGCGAAGTCACTCTGCCGGCTGGCACTCTCGCCATCGGCCACGCCCAACGGTTTGAGCACCTCAACATCATGTTGACTGGCGCAGTTGCCATGGTCGGTGACGATGGTCAGACCAAAGTGCTGCGAGCACCAATGATCTTTGTTGGCAAGCCTGGCCGCAAACTTGGCTACGTGCTCGAGACTTGTATCTGGCAGAATGTCTACTCCACTGGCGAGCGCGACATCGATAAGCTTGAGGCTATGTTTCTTGACAAGAGTTCCACATGGCAGGCCCACGCTGAAGCAGCCAAGCAACTTGAGACTTACCACCGTCGTGAAGACCGAGAGGACTTTGAACTTGTAGTTCGATTGGCCGGGTTTACTCCCGCGGCTGTTCGCGCCCAGTCTGAAAACCCCCATGACCAAATTCAAATGCCAAGTGGTTTTGCGCCAAAGTTCACCGTGCGCGATTCAGCCATTGAGGGCAAGGGCGTGTTCCTTAGCGCCCCAGTTGAGCAAGACGAAGTCATAGCACCGGCACGCATCGATGGCATGCGCACACCTGCCGGGCGGTACACCAACCACGCCAAGAACCCCAATGCCAAGTTTATTAAAGACGCCAGTGGTGACATCTGGCTTGTGGCCATTTGCCGCATTGCTGGTTGCGTTGGAGGCAGTCAAGGAGAAGAGGTCACGGTCGACTACCGCCAAGCTCTTGCCCTTTCTGGCATCAATTTAATTGAAGGAGAATCCCAATGAGTGGAATCGCAACGGCCGTCGTGGCTGGGTCAGTCATCACAGGTGTGATGGCAAGCAATGCACAGTCTGATGCCGCGTCGACTGCTGCAGGTGCACAAACGGCATCGAGCCAAGCATCAATTGAAGAGCAGCGACGTCAATTTGATGCCGCTCAAAAGTTGCTCTCGCCCTACGTCACAGCAGGTGAATCGGCAATTGGAGGCCAGCAAGGTCTTCTTGGTCTTGCAGGACCTGCGGCTCAACGTGAGGCGATTGCAGGCATTGAGTCGTCTCCTCAGTTCCAGTCGATGATGCAACAAGGCGAAAATGCCATTTTGCAAAACGCCTCGGCGACTGGAGGTCTTCGCGGCGGCAACGTGCAAGCTACTCTTGCCCAGTTCCGCCCACAACTTCTGAGCCAGTTGATCGAATCTCAGTTCAGCAAACTTGGTACCATCTCAGGTCTTGGCCAAGCGTCGGCTGCAGGTCAAGCTGCGGCAGCTCAGCAGACCGGAGCCAACATCGGCAATGCCTTGACACAACAAGGTCAGGCGGCTGCTGGTGCAGCTTTGGCCCAGGGTCAAGCTCAAGCTCAGATGTGGGGAAATATCGGCGGTACCATTGGCAATGTCGCCACGCTCAAAGCTCTGAAGGTGTTTTAACATGGCACAACCATTCAACTACATGCTTAACGTACCCGACCCGACCCAGTCGGTCATGGGCGGTGTTCAGAACGCACTCAACATCTCCAACATGATGTCTCAGCGCAACCTGGCAGAGCAGAAAGCTCTTGACCTGCAGAAAGCTCGCGAGACTCAGGCCCAGATGGAGGCTGATCTTGGCACCTTGTCAAAGAACCCGACTCCGTCTGCTTTGGCCAGTATGATGGTCAAGTACCCCAGTCTGAGTGAGAACTTCAAACGCACCTATGATGTGCTCAGCACCGAGCAGAAGGATTCACGTTTGGGTCAGGCCACACAAGTCTACGCCGCACTCCAATCCGGCAAGCCTGAGATTGCCCAGCAGTTACTGACTGAGCAGGCCACTGCTTATCGCAACTCAGGTCAGGAGCGTGAGGCCAAGACCCTTGAGGACTTGGGTATCCTGATCAAGACCAGTCCTGAGACTGCCAAGACCTCAACCGGCCTCTTCCTTGCTTCTGCCATGGGACCTGACAAGTTCACAGAGACATTCACCAAACTTCAAGGCGAGCAGCGCGAGGCTGAGTTGCAGCCGTCGAAACTGACTGAGTCTCAGGCCAAAGCCCAGAAAGCCGCGGTCGAGGCCAAGTTTGCCGAGTCTGGCGCCGTGCTCGACCTTCAGAAGAAAGGTTGGGACATCACGAAGATTCAAGAGGACATCAAGATCGCCAAGCAGAATGCTTCGATTGCCGCCCTCAATGCTCAGATTGCTCGTGAGGGCAACCAGATCAAGCGCGAAGATAACCAACTCAAGTTGCAAGAGATGGTCAAGAAGCGAGATGATGAGGTTCGCGCCAAAGCTGCTGACCTTGAGTCTGCCCGCAGCCAAATGGACAACATGCTCAACACAGCTGACCGCATCTTGAAGACGCCAATCGGTGTGATTGGTTCTGCAGCCGGTCCAGTGTCGTCTCGCATGCCCACTCTCAGCCAAAACACGGCCGACTTTGAGGCTCTGGTGGAGACGCTTGGTTCACAGGCTTTCATGGCCCAGATCCCGAATATCAAGGGCATGGGTGCACTGTCCAACGCCGAAGGTGACAAACTTCAGGCAGCTTTGCAGAACTTCAGCTTGAAACAGTCTCCCGAGCGTCTGCTTGAGAACGTCAAAGAAGCCCAGCGCTTGGCCATGAAGGCGCGCAAGAACATGACGGCACGAGCTGGTCTACCTGAGACCATCCCTGACACGCCCGCCGTAAGCACGTCTGGTGGCGACATTGACGCGCTTGTGAAGAAGTACACACAAGGAGCCCGCTAATGGCAACACTCCAAGAACTTGAGCTGGCCTTGGTCAACGCCGACAAGGCGGGTGACCTTGATGCCGCTCGGCGCTTGGCTGCCGTGCTTGTCAAGGCCCGCCAAGATGTTTCAAACCAGATCCCAGACACGATTGTGCCTGGTACGACGCAAGGATACGTCGAACCATCGCTTGGCGAGAAGATCGTCGGCGCTGGTGAGGCTGCATTGACAATTGGCACTGGAGCTGTTGGCGGCACAGCTGGTCTGATCGGTGGCACGCTGAAAGGTCTGGCTGAACAGATCCTGTCTGGCCA